CTCTTAACCTTTGGCACTGTGTTGGCTGGGTTGGCAAGCGGTTACGGGATGATTAAGAGCCAACTTTTAGGGGCGCAGAGAACAATAACTAAATTGTCTAAGCAGCTTCAGGGCATTGAATCAAGAATGGACTCCGTCGAGTCGGACAAGAATGTTGTCCAGAACCAGTTAGGGACCATAACCGCAATCCTGGCACCAGCCAACTTGAAGAAGATGTCAGAACGGGATGGGGCCATTGAAGAGAGGCTGAAGTCCTTGGAGCGCGAAACCGCATCACAACGGCGGATGCATAATGACAGGCACCCAAAGGTTGAATAGTGAAGCCCTTAGTTGTTTTTTGTGTATTAGTTTTGTCTGGGTGTTCGACCTTAGAAAAGCCTGGAGTAGTTAATACATCTACAATCCGTGTTAGCAATTCCCAGTGTGGCCCTACATCATCGGCAAAAGTGGAACTAGAGAGATTGGGAGAAACACTAAAGGCATCCGCCCTGATGAAAGTTACGTCAACTGAGACTGTTATAGTTTCATTCTACAGTAGTCAGTCGAAGGATAGGGATTGGACGGTGATGATCGATGGGCGGAACGGTATCTCTTGTATGATTTTGTGGGGAAAACATTGGTTAAACGCAGGGCAAGAGAGTTAGGGAATAATATGTTTATGTTGGTATTGATAATACCGTTGGTCTTTGGCGGTGCGTTTTATGCCGGGAACGAGGACTTTTTCGATACCGCTTCAAGGCAAGTTAATGATGGTTATGATTGGCACTACATTGGTTACAAAAAGGCTGATACGAGGGTGCCATCGTTGCCGCTACAGGTCGATGGATACGAACCTTATGTACTGTGGAAATTAAGAAAGGTGAAGTAGTTGAAAATAATTCTTGCCGGACTGGTTATCCTGATGGTTTCTGGATGTGGTCTGCCGTTGACGTATCTGCGTTATGGGATGACGGCCTATGATACGCATCAAATTATCAACGATGATACAACAATAACGGACGCCGCTTTGAGTATGTCCACAGGCATGGACTGCCGCGTTATTAATGCCTTGGAAGACAGAAAAGTGTGTACCAACAAGGTAGAAAAAAATGAAGACAACCACTCTGATGCTGGCTGTTACGGCGGTAGCGTGTGTGCTGTTTTTTAATAACATATGGTAACGACCTATGATCATTGGAAACAGGTTCCCCGGAACTGGTCCGAATGGCCTTGGAAGTATTTCCAGCCTGAAGAGATGGCGTGTCGCGGTACGGGAAAACTGGTCGTTGAGCCTCGACTGCTTGATTACCTTGATCTTTTTAGGTTGCGTTTTGGTGGTCCTCTTACTGTACTCAGTGCTTTTCGTTCTGCCTACCACAATGCTTTCGTGGGTGGAGCGCCGCTCAGTTGCCATATTCAGGCGAAAGCCGTCGATCTCTCCACACGGGGACAGGACAGGCTTCTGATGGAACGGTTGGCAAAGGAAATCGGGTTCATGGGGTTTGGTTACTACCGCACGTTCCTGCACATCGACATACGCGACACCCCCGCGCAGTGGGGCAAGGAGAAGTGGGATGCTTGATCTTTTAGGGACCGTTTTGACGGGTGGTGCTACAGGTATTATCGGGTCAGTATTGGGAAAGGCGTTTTCTTTTCTGGACTATTGGATAGACGAAAAGAAGGCGGACAGCGAACATGAGCGAACGCTTGCACTCCTTGAGTTGCAGAATAAAATCGGCGCGGAAGAGACGGAGCGTGAAATGGCAGTCGCTGATGCCAAGTATGCGGCTGACCAGCGAGTGGCGGCTTACCACCACGATGCTTCAGTCGGCGTCAGTTCTACTTGGGTTGTTGATATTCTTCGTCTTGTTCGTCCTGCTTTGACGCTACTTTTAATTTTGATGGTCGGCTATCTCTATACGCAATCCGTAGAAGCGGGCAGAGCGACCATTGAAGCATCGGTGATATACATGTGCAGTTCCAGTGTTTTATGGTGGTTCGGGGATCGCGCTCTTAGGAAAAAAACCTGATGCCATTTGTGAAACTAAAATTCCAGCCCGGTGTCGATAAGGAAGGCACCAACTACGAGAATACCATTGGCTGGCATGACACCGATAAGGTGCGTTTCCGGCAAGGCCAGCCGGAAAAGATAGGTGGTTGGCAGAAGCGAACCGACGCCACGTTTAATGGGACATGTCGGGCGCTGCATCCGTGGACGGCGTTGGATGGCACCGAATACATAGGCATTGCGACCCATTCCAAACTCTACGTAGAGGATGGTGGCGTTCCCGTTGACCTTACGCCCATCAGGGCGTCCTCGACCATCAACACCAACCCATTCAATATCACAGAGGATTCTGCGGAAGTCATCGTCACCGACACCGCCCACGGCGCGGTTGAGGGGGACTATGTGACGTATTCCGGTGCGACTAGTTCCGATAGCACCCTTACTGCCACCGTGATGAATTCCGAGTATAGAATCCATACCAGAACAGATGCGAACACCTACGTTGTTACAATGTCGGCTAATGCAAACGCCAGCGATACCACAGAGGGTGGGGGAAGCGTGACGGCGGCATACCAGATCAATTCGGGACTTGATTCCGTGGCGTCGGGGACAGGCTGGGGTGCCGATACGTGGGGGTCCAGCACATGGGGAACAGCGGCAACAACGACGGTGAGTGATCCGACGATGCAGATCAGGCTCTGGAGCCTTCAGACCTTTGGTGAAGATTTGCTCGCCAATATTTATAACAGCGCCATTTATTTTTGGGACAAGTCCGGGGGAACCGCAGCAAGGGCGGTAAATATAACCACTTTAACCGATTCCGTGGACGCTCCTACGGTTTGCCGACGAATAGTGGTAGCCGCCGAGAGCCGCCATCTTCTGGCGCTTGGATGTGACCCAACTGGTGGTTCGGGAGTTCAGGACACGCTTCTGATCCGCTGGCCCGATGCCGAGACGCTAACCGATTGGACGCCCGACACCCAAAACACCGCCGGGAGCCTTAGACTGAACACCGGGTCGGAAATTGTTACCGGCCTCGCTTCCAAGCGCGACACGCTGGTCTGGACGGACGTGTCGCTCAACAGCGTTACCTACACAGGCCCACCGTTCTTCTTCGGGACCCGTCTTCTGGCGACCAATACATCCATAATAGGCCCAAACGCCGCCATCCAAGCCGATGATATTGTTTATTGGATGGGGTGGGAAAATTTCTTCATTTATGACGGTTCCGTGAAAGTCCTTCCCTGCACCCTACGCGCCCACGTATTTGACAACATCAACCGTGAACAAGCACTCAAAACCCATGTTGGCATCAATCGCGGTGACAGCGAAATCTGGTGGTTCTACCCAACCACGACAGACGAAATCGACAGCTACGTGGTCTTTAATTACGCTCAGAACATATGGTATAACGGCACGTTGGTCCGCACGGCATGGATTGACCGGGTGGCATTCACGGAATATCCCGTCGCCGCATACACAGACGGCAATCTCTATCATCATGAACTAGGCCATGACGACGGCTCAACCACCCCATTCAGCGCCGTATCGGCTCACGCAGAGAGTTCGATCTTTGAAGCCATCCCCGGCGACGGTTACCAGTACGCCTTTGTCAGGCGGCTTATCCCTGATGTCACCTTCGGCAATTCCACCGCCACAAGCCCGGCAGTGGTCATAACGATTACGCCGAGGGATTATCCAGGCCAAGCGGAAGGCACGGATGACGCCAGTACCATTACGAGGACCGGGACGGAGGTTATAGGGACATCCGTCGAGGAATACACCGAACAGGCCCACATACGTGTGCGGGGGCGGGCTTTAAGATACCGCATCGAAAACAGTGGGACAGAGATATTCTGGCGCGACGGCACACCGAGGCTTGAAGTCAGACCGGACGGCAGACAATGAGCCATCGTGATAAATTGGTTTCCATCCCGATCCCACGGTTTCCCCGTCCCACGGGCGGGAATATGGATCAACGATACGTGGATCAGCTTGTGGACGCCCTGGAGACGGCTTTTGATGTCATAGAAAGCACCAGACAGAAGGAATTCTCCGAAATCACGCTCACAAGCCTTCAGGGGCATGGTGCCAATTTAAGGATTGGTGATGTGTTTGAAGATGGTGGTATATTAAAGATTGTCCGGTCAGGAGAGGCATTCGCCGCGAGTTTCGTGGGTACGTCGGCGGTTGGGTCCGTCACGGTTAGCACTCCGTAGGGTTAAGCATGGCTGAAAAGTACACATCACCCAAGGGTAGCGCGATACGTCAACTTAATGACGAGTTGGAACAAGGTATCTTACGTGCTGCGGAGAACAACCCGTTGGTGGCTCTTGGATTGGACCGTGTGGGCGTCGAACAGATGACTACGTTGTTTAAGAACCCGTTAAAACAGGCGAAATTTGACCCGGCTGGGTTCAGCAAGGAAGAACTTGTGGGGGCGGGCCATGTTGGCGGTAGTCCCGTTGATTTTGATAAGCCTTCAGTTGTTCTCTCGGTTGGGAATATGGTGAGGCGCGGCCCCGCGCTAACTAGAAGTGATATGGCCCATGAGTACGGTCATGCCGGAATTGCGGCTTTGGCTAATTTTAAGCCGCATAATATTGACAGGAGTGCTGAGGAGGCCATCATGCGTTATCAGGATATTCAGATGGGGGGTCCAAAAGCCGCCGCCGAAAGTCAAAAATATGTTGATAAAAGATACGTTGACCCAAAGGGGGCGATGCGGAGATCAAAAGATCGCCACAAACAATTATCCGACAAGGCCGCAAAGAGACTTTATGACGAGGGCAAACGCAGCATGAGCAAAACTAAGGCTTCTGAAATAGCATCAAAGGGCCGGTACGGCGACACGATGCTGGTGCATATGAACCCGGCAGAGGTTCAGTTCATGCACGAAAACTCCTCCACTGGATTGACGATCAACCCGGAGACAGGGCAACCGGAAGCGTTCCTGCCGCTCTTGGCAGGGCTTGCGGGTGGCTACTTAGGGCCAGGTCTGTTCGGTACCTATATGTCTACTCTTGGTGCGACAGCTTTAGGAGCGGGGCTTGGTTCATTTGGTGGGCATCTAGTTCAAGGTGACGATCTTGGCAGGGCGGCTTTGGGTGGTCTTACCACCGGTGCGCTTAGTTATGGCCTTGGTGGGATGTTCCAAGGAGCCGAACAGGCGGCTGGAGATGCTATTGTTCCTTTAGAGGGGATTGAGGCAGAATTTGGTGGGTTGACGGCAGGTGCTGGTGCATACGGCCCCAGCAGAGCCGCTGTTATTACTGAACATTTAGGTGCAAAAGGATTAGCTGAAGCCGGTATCACACCAACATTCACCGAAAGTCTCTCTGGTATCGGCAGTGCTATCGGAGAACAGGGTATAGGTGATTTTGCTTCAAAAGCCTTTGACCTGGCTCCAAATTACACCGGCCTTGCACTGGGCGCGGGAGCCGTGGGTACGGGACTTGGTGGTGTGAGCGGTCAGTTAGGCGTCACACCACAACAGGCGGCAATCATTGATACGACTAAAGATAGAGTGGACATCCCGGAACAGTTTCCCACCTTGCGTACTTTAGCTGGGCCAGCCCCGGCTAATTTCAGAGCGGGGTTTGACCCAGAACGGCGTAGCTTTATCGGAGATATTCGTCGTCCACGTCGTCTTGCCGCGCAAGGCGGATTGGTGAAGAAGTATCAAGAGGGTGGATTGGTGGACTCCCTTGTGCCTAGAGTCCCTCTACCCACCGTACCTGGCTTCGGCGGTGGAGAAATTGACCCCGACGACGATTTTGACGATCCCGCTACGCAATTTGACGAGCAAGGTAGCCCAGTTCCATCGTCAACTGTTGATATGGGGAAGGTGATGGACGAAACACTTAGCAATCCACTATCTTTTACCGGGATTGTCCCATTTGCGCTGAACTATATGGGTGCGTTTGGTGACCCTGTGAACCAGCAAACGCAAGTTGGAGTACCTCTGTCGCCGACTATAACAGGGCGAGAATTTGCATCGTTGGCGCGTGGGGTATACGACGTGCCGCCGGTCGATGTCGAACCAAGTGCCGATATGCCAAGCGGATTTACAGAAGGTAATGTAGGAATGGGCGGCATCAGCGGTGAAGCTGAAACCGAAGGTGAGGTAGGGGGAATGTCGGCTGATGATTGGGCCACGGGTGGTTTGATAGGTGGTCGTAAATTTGCCAATGGTGGAAGAATTGATCCTCGTCGTTTGCAGTTTAACGCAGGAGCGGATCAGATGGCTATGAATAACGCTGGTAGATTTAACCGTTTAGGTACGGCGCAAAGGGGGCCAGGCGCTATGATGCCAGGCGCTATGATGCCAAACACCATGATGCCGGGTGCTATG